TGCTAAGATGACCGCTGCCCGCGCCGTGATGTGGGCTAGGGCAGGCGAAAGCGGGATTATCCTGTGCGGTCGCCAGTTTATGAACTCGCTGGCCGACTCCTCAATGGAGGAGGTCAAACACGCCATCAACGAAGAGCCTTGGCTGAAGCCGCACTTTGAGATCGGCGAAAAATACATCCGGACGACCTGCGGGCGCATCGACTACGCCTTCACCGGGCTGGATCGGAACATCGACTCCGTGAAGTCGAAGAGCCGCATTCGGATTGCATGGATTGATGAGGCCGAGCCAGTCACCGAAGAAGGTTGGACCAAGCTGGACCCGACGCTTCGGGAGGAGGATTCTGAACTCTGGGTGACATGGAACCCGGAGGGCAAGAACAGCGCAACGCATCGGCGCTTTCGAATGAGCCAAGACCCTCTGGTCAAGGTCATCGAGATGAACTGGCGGGACAATCCTTGGTTCCCGGACATTCTGAACCGGAAGCGGTTGAGGGACATGGCAGAGCGCCCGGATCAGTATGACCACATCTGGGAAGGCGGCTTCAAAGAGATCACAGACGGAGCCTACTTCGCCAGCGCGCTGACGCAGGCCAAGGCGGAGGGCAGGATCGGGAACGTGGCGGCCGACCCGCTTATGACGTTCCGCGCGTTCTGGGATATCGGCGGGACGGGAGCCAAGGCTGACGCCTGCAGCATCTGGATTGCCCAGTTTATCGGGCGCGAGGTTCGGGTGCTGGACTACTACGAGGCGCAGGGCCAGCCGCTGGCCACGCATGTGAATTGGCTGAGGGCCAACGGATACGGTTCGGCCTTGTGTGTGCTTCCCCATGACGGCGCGCAGTCGGACAAGGTGTTTAGCGTCAGCTACGAAAGCGCTCTGCGGGATGCGGGGTTCTCGGTTGAGGTTGTTCCGAACCAAGGCCGGGGAGCGGCTGCGGAGCGGATTGAGGCGGTTCGGCGGCTCATGCCTTCGGTCTGGTTCAGCGCTGAGAAGACGGCGCACGGTCGGGACGCTCTTGGCCACTACCACGAGAAGCGGGACGAGAAGCGCGGGATCGGGCTGGGGCCAGAGCATGACTGGTCATCGCACGGCGCGGACGCCTTCGGGTTGATGGCTGTATCGTATCAAGCGCCAGTGGTGGCGAAACGGCCAAGGCCGGTGGCAGCAGCGGGAGGCTGGATGGGATGAAGGAATACGATTCCGACGCCAGCAAGCCCGACGCGCTCAAGGACGCCCTAGAGGCCTTTGAGAAGTCCGCCGAGCATGACGACCACAACCGCAAGGCCTTCGAGGACGACATCGACTTCGCCTTGCTGGAGAACCAGTGGCCTGAGAAAGTGCTCCGGGATCGTGAGCTTGAAGGCCGACCCTGCCTGACGGTCAACAAGCTGGCCGCGATGGGCCGCCAGATCGTCAACGACGCGAGGCGCAACAAGCCTGGGATTACCGTTCACCCGGTGGACAGCGAGGCCGACCCGGAGACGGCTGAGGTTCTGAACGGCATCATCCGGAATATCGAGCAATCGTCTAACGCTGAGGTTGCCTACGACACGGCGCTTGAGAACGCGGTCTTCGGCGGCTTCGGGTATTTCCGGATCAACACCAAATACACCTCCGACGACACGTTCGATCAGGACATCGTCATTGAGCGGATCAGCAACCCGCTTTCGGTGTATCGGGATTGCTACAGCACGGCGGCGGATTCGTCGGACTGGAATTATTGCTTTGTGGTAGACAGCCTGTCGAAGGCTCAGTTCAAGCGCCAATACCCCGGCGCGGAGCAGGTGGACTGGAAGAGCGAGGCCTGGCGTGACCTGTCGTCGCCTTGGCTGGACGGCGACTTTGTGCAGGTGGCGGAATACTGGACCCGCGAGAAGGCGAAGAAGCGCATCCTCCTCCTGTCCGATCAGTCGGTGATCGAGGCCGACGAATACGAGAAGAACAAGCCCGCCTTCGACGCCGTTGGCCTTCAGGTCATGGCCGAACGCGAGGTCGATACGCACAAGGTCAAGCAGCGGATTATGTCCGGGGCTGAGGTTCTGGAAACCGTGGATTGGGCGGGGAAGTATATCCCCATCGTCCCGGTCTATGGGACTGAGGTGGTGCTGAAGGGCAAGCGCACCTTCCGCAGCCTCGTTCGCGGGGCGAAGGACGCTCAGCGGATGTTTAACTACTGGCGCACCACGTCCACCGAACTGGTGGCGATGGCTCCGAAGACCCCGTTCATCGGGCGGAAGGGTGCGTTTGAGACCGACATCAACAAGTGGGCGACTGCCAACACGCAGAGCCATGCGTTTATCGAGTATGACGGCCCCGAGGCCCCTCAGCGTCAGCCGTTTGCTGGTGTGCCTGCGGGAGCCCTGCAAGAGGCCCTGAACGCCTCTGACGACATCAAGACCGTGCTTGGCATGTATGACGCCAGCTTGGGAGCCCGGTCGAACGAGACGAGCGGAAAGGCCATTATCGCCCGCCAGATGGAGAGCGATAACGCGACCTTCCACTTCATCGACAACCTGTCGCGCGGCATTCGTCACGCGGGCCGCATCCTGATTGACCTGATCCCCCAGGTCTACAGCGTCCCGAGGGTGCTGCGGATCATCGGTCAGGACGGCGAGCCCGACATGCGCCCGGTGAATCAGGAGATCAGGACGGAGGAGCGCAACCCGCTCACCGGCCAGATCGAGGAGATCGTGAAAATCTACGACCTGACCGCTGGCCGCTACGACCTGACCGTGTCGGCTGGGCCTTCGTTCGCCTCCATGCGTCAGGAAGCGGCTTCGCAGATGATCGAGCTGATCCGCGCTTATCCGGATGCGGCCCCGATCATCGGCGACTTGCTCGTGAAGAACCTCGATTGGCCGGGGGCTGACGAGATCGCCGAACGGATGCAGAAGGCGATGGGCATGGCGGAAGAGGGCGAGGGAGCCCCGCAAGGCCCTGACCCGCAGGCCATGCAGGTGGTCCAGCGCTACCAGTCGGCCTTGCAGGAGATGCAGCAGCGCTATCAGGCTTTGGAGGCTGACAAGAGCCTCGAAGCCCGGAAACTCGACATCGCGGCTTTTGACGCTGAGACCAAGCGGATGAGCGCCATGAACCGCGAAACCAGACTGCCCGCCGGTCTTTACACCGGCTGACAGAGCCCGGCCCGTCGTGAGACGCGCCTTTCCCTTTGATGGACCCTACACATGAGCGAAGACACGACCAATCCGGTCGATGTTGAGGATGATGCCATCCTCGACCAGCCGGAAGTCGAGGTTGAAGCGGACGATACCGCCGACATCGACACCGATGAAACCGAAGGCAAGGCCGATGAGGCCCAAGCCGAGGACGACACGGAGGAGATCGAGCGGGACGGGGTGAAATACCGCATCCCCAAAGCCCTGAAGGATGACCTTCTGCGGCAAGCGGACTATACCCGGAAGACGCAGGAAGTCGCGGAAGCAAGGCGCGCACTGGAGACGCAGGCCCAAAGCCTCGCCCAGCAAGCCGAACTTGCCCAAGCGACCCTCGAACACCGGACCAACCTGAAGCTGGTCGAACAGCAGATCGCTCAGTTTCAGAACACCGACTGGTCAGCCTATTCGGCGCAGTATGGTGCGGACGCCACGGCTGCGGCTATGGCGTCTTGGCAACAATACAGGGACGCTCATGCGGAACTGTCTGGGGCCATTACCCGCGCAGAGGGTGAAAGTCGGGCGATCAGCGAGCGGAACGCCGCCAACGCGGTTGCTCAGGCCGAAGCCCAACTGTCGCGGGAGATTGAAGGCTGGGGCGTCGAATATCTCAGCAGCCTTGCCGATTTCGCCTCGAAAGAGTTTGGCGTGAGCAGGCAAGAACTGAGGGAATCGGTCATCAACCCGGATGGAACACCCGACACGAGAACCATCAAGGTCCTCGCGCGGCTCCATAAGGCTGAAACCGAACTCGCCACGCTCAAGGCCGAGAAAACCAAAGCGCAACAGGCATCGAAGCAAGCCGCCGTCACTCCTGCCAAGGCCGTGGGCCAGCAGGCCGGGGGATATGAACCCGGACTGAACGACAAGCTTCCCGTCGATGAATGGGTGCGCCGCCGCAACGCTCAACTCGCCAAGGCGAGAGGGCGCTAAACCCACACACGGCCCGTCGAGATGACGCGCCTCACTCACAGAAAGAACCCTGGCTATGCCCGGCACATTCCTCACTCCGAACATGATCACGCGGGAAGCCCTGCGTATCCTCCACCAGAAGCTGACCTTCGTCGGCTCGATCAACCGTGAATACGACAAGTCCTTTGCGAAGGACGGCGCGAAGATCGGTGATACCCTCCGCGTCCGCCTGCCGAACCAGTATACGGTCCGGACCGGTCAGAACCTGTCGGCTCAGGACACCAACGAAAACCAAGTGTCCCTGACCGTTGGAACCCAGCGGGGCGTGGACACCCACTTCACCTCGTCTGAACTGACGATGTCGCTGGACGACTTCTCGCAGCGCATCCTTGAGCCTTCCATGTCGGTGCTTGCCGCCGCCATCGAGGCTGACGCCCTGACCATGTATCAGGACGTCTCGCAGTCGGACTGGAACGGTGGTGCTGCGGCGACCTATCAGCGCCTGCTTCGTGGTCGCAAGATCATGCAGGACGCGCTGGCCCCGTCGAACGACCGCACGGCCCTCCTGAACACTCAGGACAACGTGGACCTCGTGGACGCCCTCAAGGGTCTGTTCCAGGATTCGACCGGGATCGCCAAGCAGTATCGCGAAGGCTACATGGGTCGGACGGGTGGTTTCGACTTCTCCGAAAACACCCTCATGCCGCGCCACACGCGCGGTGCGGCGAACACGGCCTACACGACCAACACCCAGGTCGGCACCCTGCCGCTGGTGGCCACTCCGGTGACCGCCATCACGGTGGCGACCGGCACCGGTGCGATGAACGACGGCGACGTCTTCACCATCGCTGGCGTCTTTGCGGTTCATCCCGAGACCAAGGCCAACACCGGCGTTCTGCAGCAGTTCGTGGTCACCACGGCCAACGCTGGCGGCGCGGTTTCGGTGCAGATCAGCCCTGCCATTGTGCTGGCTGGCGGCGCTCAGAACGTGGTCATTCCGTCCACCTCGGCGACCGCCGCCATCACCTTCTTTGGCACGGCCTCCGCGACGGTCTCGACGTCCCTTCTCTACCAGAAGGACGCCTTTGCCTTCGCCACGGCTGACCTTCAAATGCCCAGGGGCGTTGACTTCGCCGCTCGTGAGGTCATGGACGGCATCTCGATGCGGATTGTGCGGGACTACGACATCAGCACGGACAGGTTCCCCTGCCGGATTGACGTCCTCTACGGCTTCCGGACCCTGCGTCCGCAGCTGGCCGTTCGCCTCCACAATAACTGATAGGGCTCGGGGAGGGGCTTTTCGCCTCTCCCCACTCTCAGCAGAAAGGGCGCGACATGGGCGCAATGATAAACGAAGACCGGTTCGGGGTGATTACCTTCACCTACGATCCCGGTTCGATTGCGGCGGCGACGACCGCCGAACAGACTGTGACCGTCCCCGGCGTTCTTCCGGGGGATTACATTTCCGTCAGCAAGCCGACCCTCTCGGCTGGCGTGGGCATCGTCAACT